TCTGCTGTCTTCCCTACTTGTACAACAGCAACATCCTCAGGTCTTCCCTGAATGATTGCACCGTTGCCAGCACGGGCTAGAGTCTGTGGTTTTGTAGTTGATGATGGTGATACAAGGAACACTACCTTAGCAGCTGCTGAGGAGCCTTCTACGAGTGCCTGAGATAATCCCTCAAGGGATCTAAAGTCACCGATAAACTCTTCAACTCTTCCTCTACCATAATCTTCGCCGTCTACTGTATTGAATCGGAGTGGTAACCATGGACTTGCTTTCTTTGGTGCTGTGCTACGGCTATCAGGGATGATCATATCATCTGCTTCTTGATGCCAGACCCAGCGGCCAGATTTTTCATCCAGTTTAACGCAGGTGTATACCTCAACGTCTTCTCCAGTTGCACCTATTTGACCGTTAACATCGTTAGGGTTACTAGGCTTCGGTTGCTCAAGACCTAATATTTTTCTATTAATTAATTCTTTTGTAACTATTTCTAGGACGTTACCATTTCCATCACGATTAACAACGTATCTATTTAATGGATAGTTCTTAAGACCATCCTTACCCATAAAGATTAAGGTGTTACCACCTACAATAAGATGCTTAAGTGCTTGGTGTACGACAACCCTATCACTGGAAGCTGCAATGTATTCCATGACCATCCTCTCCATCTTGGAGAAGGATACATCTAAATCACTTCTAACTTCCTTAGGTATGTCTTCACCTAATTTATCATCTCTAATTTGTAGTTTAAAGAAACTGGTTTGAGGAGGTAGCAGGGCCAACATTAGCTTTGCTGCTAAGGTGACCACTGCTTTAGAACCTACACTCTGCCAAGGTGTTATTAAATCTTTAAAGTTTTGCTTTGTTGTTAAGTCGTCTGATATTAAATAAGGTAACGTGAGTTTAGAACATTCAACAGCAGTGTCCAAGAATTGAGAACGAGCTGATGATAATTTGTTGTATCTCTCACGTGCTAACATTAATTGATTCCTCCTCCTTTACCTGTGGTAGTCCCACCTGTATTTACATTATCAAGATCTATTCTTAATGAACCTGTACCTTGAGCTTGTTGACTCTTAGCCTTCTTACTTTGAGCTGCCCTAATTCTTGGATTAACATCCGGTTGAATAGGATCAGGCGGCTTCGTAGGTGTTGGCGGTGCAGGGGGTGCAGGTGGTGGCGGAGCTAAAGGTGGTGGTGGCGGTAATGGTGGTGGGCTTGGGGGTGCGCACATTAAATTTCTTCCTCCATAATGGAATTAATATATTCAATAACACTGGCTTGGCCAGCTCTATACATGATAGTATTGATGTCTTCTTTAGGATGAATAGGTTTCCATCCAAAGTTTTCCTCAAGATTAACTATAAGCTTATCTAACCTTTCGTTGTGAAGCTTAAGAGTATTGAGGGAGATTGGTGTTTGCATGTTCAAAAAAGGCGGGCATCCTAGCTCTCTGTGTCTCAGCAAATTCGGGTGCTTTGCCTTCATACATTAAGCGATCACTCGCATCGAGCCAGAATTTTTTGTCCAAATATTTGTCATAGGTATTTCTACCTAGAGGCTGGAATATCCAGTTAATGGTGGCCTTCCTAAGTTTATCCAAAGATTGACTAGGAGTAAAGCCCATATCAGCACATACGAGAGAATTACAGGCAACATGTATTTGCTCGTCTCTTGAGATATCTGCCGAGGTCGTGCGTAAACCAGCATCACCACAGAACCTAAAAAAAGGTAAGATAACAAAGAAAATTGCACGTTCAGCTACCAATGCTTTAAGTATAGTGTGATCAGGGTGAGACTCCCAGGCATCACGCAA